CCGGCGGCGGCCGTGCCGGCTGCGCTGGCTGCGGCGCTCGCGGCTGCGTTGGCGGCGGCGTCCACGGCTGCGTCCCCGGCTGCGTCCCAGGATGCGACCCAGGCTGCGTCCACGGCTGCGTCCCTGGCTGCGTCCACGGCTGCGTCCCTGGCTGCGTCCCAGGCTGCGGCCCTGGCTACACGCGCCTTATCCGCTGCTGCGTTGAGTACTGGCATGGCAGCGTCGGCCGCTTCATTGCCGTTGATCTCTGGCAACGCTTCAATGGCTTCGGCCTCTGCGTTGAGCTTGGCTAGGCGCAGCCACCGCGGCGTGAACGTGCGAATCAGCCAGTCGAGCGCCATCCATGAGCGGTGCTCCTCGATCACATCGTCTGCTCGCGTGTTGAGTAGCTGGAGCGCGTAGGGCTTGAGCCGTTGCCGCGGTTCATCGGCGAGTGAGTCATTCCAGGAGCGCCCGAAGGCTGCGAGCACCGGGGACACACACGGCGGATGGTCTGTGTGCTCCCGCCCGGCGAGGTAGGCGCAGAGTTCAAGTAGGCACATGCCGTCGTCGCGGGTTGAATGTGCTCCCCTCGTGAGCACGATGCCTTCCAAGTCGATCCCGGCCGTCATCGCGTCCTCCGTTGGTAGCTCCATTGATCCATCGCGGCGCCGGCCCGCATGAGCAGGCACGCGAACCACGAGACAATGCGGGCGCTCATCGCGACCCCCATGGCTCTTCTAGCCGGTCGTACAGGCGGTTCAAGTCGTCGCGATCGACGGGCATCGTTCCGGGCACGGCCGCGAGCGGCGGCGGGCGACGGCGGGCTATGCGCTGCTCCACCCAGCACCCCACACGCCACAGGCGGCGCAGTGTTGCGTTGGGGTTTCCGGTCAAGGGCACCGCGCCCCTGGACCGCCGGATAGCATCGGCGGCGCGTTCTGACCATGTCGCCCGGCGGTGGGTGGTTACGGTCATCACGCCACCGCCTGCTTCTCGCGGCGCATGCGGGCGTGCTCGCGACGGTGGCAGCCGGCGCAGAGCGTTAGAAGATTGGAGAGGTCGTTGTTGACCCGTGCGCGGCGGTGGTCGTCTATGCGCAGCCGACGCTCGCCGCTGCCGTCGATGTGGTGAACGTGGAGGGCCTTGCCGGTGAGGTCCGACGCGAAGCAGTGCTGGCAGGTGTAGCCGTCGCGCTCAATGGCGGCGGCGCGGTTGCCGTCATAGGCAACAAGGTCGCGATGATCACGGCTTATCGCGTTGACGCGCTCAGGGTTTCGCGCTCGATAGCCGGCCATGTAGCACTTCTGGCAGCGCCGAAGTGCGTCCCAACCGCAAGAGAAAGTCTTCCCTTCCGCTTGGCAGTCCGGGCAGATGCCCCTGATACTTCTTCGCCCCATGCCACCCTCCTGGTTCGGTAGTCCGAATCAGGCCAGCACGGGCAGTTATAATGGCTGTAAGTCTAGGCGGGACTTGGGTTTCGGCGAGTTGATATTATGTCAAGTTGAGCGCGCCGAAGATAACCCTATGTCGTTTCCGCCTATAGGCTTACTTCTTCGCCCTGGTTTGAGCCCAGGATGGGAAGAGAATCCTCGGGTCCCCCCCCAGGTTCTCCACGATCTTATTGAGGGTCTCATAGGTAGGGTTCGGGTCCCGGAGGAGCTGGTTCACCACGGCTACCGAAGTGTCCAGTTTCCAGGCAACGCCCTGCTGATTGAGCCCTGTTGCGCCCATGTAATCGCGGAGAAACTTGCTGACGGGGTGATCGCTGACTTCTGCCATTACCCCTGCCGTATCGGCCTCTTGAACCATGACGCTAGATTATTCGGCATTTTCGGCAGAGTCAATAGGGAATTTTCGTCCTGGCGGTACTTTCTTTATCCACGGCCAATCCGGTAAAATATACACCGGTCGTCCACACAACTTCGCTCCAACAAGGAACCTCCCATGCACGACTACCGGTCGCCACGCGCCCTTGGAGGGCTGGGAACCTGCTACCTGTACGAAAATGACCTGGCCTGGCTGAAGGAAGAGGCCGAGCGGTGCAGCCGGTGGATGAGCCGCCCAGGTCGGCCAGTCGCTTTCTATGCCTCGGACGTGATCCACGTCCTGATAGTGGCCAGGCGCCGGCAGGTGGGTCTGGGACTTCGGCCCCGGGGCGGGCTCGACCGAAAGGGCAGGAAGGCTCTAGGGCTGCCCCAGGCGAGGAACGGGAAGAATGGTCGGCACCCGAACCCGGGAGGGTTCCCGTGGTAGGCCCCTGGGGCCTCTGGCGCAACCGGCGGGCACTGAAGGCGAGATAACCGAAATTATGCAACAATCCCCACCATGAACCGACGCCTAGCCGCCGCCGCGCTCGCCCTGGCCTTACTGGCCTGCGGTGAGGACGAGAAGGACGATCCCTGGTGCGGGATCCATTGGCGCTCGAACGGGTACGCCGCGCCGGGAGACGTGCTCGAAGTCGTGAGGGCGGGGGCCTGGGTCGATACCTTCTTCGTCTACCCCTGCGACGCCCCGGACGGCGCCTACGTGGTGGAGCTCTACAGGCTCTCGGGCAGCGAACCTCGGGACGTGCGGCTGGTGAGTGATACGCCCTTCCCCTACACGCGGGGGCGGGTGCTCGTGGACCCCGCCGCATGCGGCTGCACGTCGACCAACGGGACGTTCGGCGGCGTGACGATCGTGCGGGACGACTAGACTAGGCTCATGGTCGCCCGCCCGCCCTTGGCCCGCACCTGAGCTGCCCGCCGGTAGCGGCCCTTCTGGAACTCCCAGGACCGCTGGCCGCGGAGCTTGCGGTGCATAAGGAGGCTCGCCGTCGATCCGGCGAAGGCGAAGGCTACCGGGTCGGCGACGAGGACCAGTAAGACCGGGCCTGCGCCGCTGTAGTCGAGCGTTGCCGGCGCGACCGCGACCGCGTAGGTGGTTCCGTCAGCCATGAGACGCCGCGCCAGGTGGAGACCCGCCGGGGCGGGCGCCAGGGCGAACGCGCTGGCCCCGGCGACCAGGGCTCGGGATAGCTTCAGCGCAGCGGTCCCGCCGCTAAGGCTGTACGCTCCTCCGCTGGCCGCCAGGATGCGCGACCGCGCGAGCGTGGCCAGGGACCCCGAGAAGACGTACGCCACCGAGTCCGCTGCGAGCCGCCGGTCGAGCTTCAAGGCGGCAGCCCCGCCGGCCAGCGAGTAACTCCCAGCCGCCGCCGCCAGGACCTTCCCGACCGCCATCGTCGCGGCGCCCCCCGCTAGGGCGTAGGAGCCGGCTGCGGCCGAGAGCGTCCGGGAGAGTAGGAGCCCAGCCGAGCTCCCGCTGAAGGAATAGGCGCCAGCGCTGCTGGTCAGTTGGCGGTCGAGCTTCAGCGCAGCCGTCGCTCCCGAGAGCGCATAGGCTCCGGCAACAGCCGAGAGCGTCTTCGAGATCGGAAACGTCGCTGCGCCGCCGTTCAGGCTGTAGGCGCCAGCGTCCGCCATGATGCGGCGGTCAAGTTTCAGCGTGGCGGATGCGCCGGCCGTCGAGTAGGACGCGGCGCTGGCGGCTAGTACGCGGTCGAGCTTGAGCGTCGCCACGGAGTCACCCAGCGAGTAGGCGCCAGCGTCGGCGGTGACGTGACGATCAAGCCTGAGCGTTGCAGCGGCGGCGCTTGCCGAGTACGCACCGGCATCGGCGGTGATCTTGCGATCGAGCGTGGGGGTGGCAGCGGCGCCGGCCAGCGAGTACGAGACGGCATCGGCCGTCAGGGTTCTGTCCGCTCCGCTCTTGGTAAGGGTCGCATCGCTGCCGCTGAAGGCGTAGCTAGCACTGCTGGCGGGGATCGCACGATTCAGGAGCAGTGTTGCCGTTGCACCGGCGAAGGCGTACGACGTAGCGGCGGCGGCGAGAGAGAATGACTCGCTGACCAAGAGTCCTGCGATCTGCGCGTAAGTGTTCAGCAGCGTTCCGCCGTCGCGAGTCAGGCGGAACGAGATCGCATCGTCCTTCACCACGTCGGCGGCCACGATTTGCAGCCCGCACTCGGTTTCGGAATTGCCGTTGGCTGCTATGTCATTACTCGTTCCACCGCTCGTTCCGTCCTCGGTCTGACCTGCTGCCGAGCTTTCGAATGTGCCGGTGCCCGATAGCCGTTGCGTGCAGTTGCTGCCGTTGGTCAGGGCGGTCGCCGCCACCGCCTTAACCACGCTCGAGGTCGTGGTGATGTTGTTCCAGGTGCCACCGTTTAGGGAATACTGGAACTCATTGTCAACGTTCGAGAGCCCGGTGGCGTCCGCCTGCACGCAAATACGTAGCAAGAAGGTTACGCCCACCGGGATGACGGCGGGCGTATCTTCGGCAGCGTGCCAGCCGTGGGTATTCTCGGCTAGCTCGTCAACGCCGAAGCGGTAATGGGATTGAGTAAGCGCCATCGGGTTATTACACGAGCGTCAGCATGTTGTCCGTGATGTCCACGGTGAAGGTCTCGCCGGCGAGACAGGAGACGGAGGATCCGTAATTCCACCAGCCGATCAATGCGTCGGCCGTGGAGTTCCAGAGCACCGCATACTGGAACGGACCGAAGCCCGCGCCGCTCCCGGTCCATGCCGGGTTGTTCGTGACGTTGAGCGTGTACGTGCCGGAACTCTGCGACGAGCTGCCAACCGTGAGCGTGATTGGCCCGGTGTACCCGTTGCCGGTCGAGATCTCCGCGAGGTCGGTTTTCACGAAGTCGGCTGACGCGCTGGGTGCAGCGTTCGTGAGGTAGACCTGGATCGTGTCGGATGCCAGGTTGTGCGCCTTCTCCGCCAGTTTCTCAACGAACGTATCAAACTTGTTAAACGAGGCCACTTCATGTCATTTCTCCGGTTGCCACGAAGTGTCTATTCCCGCGAAAAAGAGGGGCCGCGGCGCCCCCGGGGAGGTCATCCAGAGCCGAGCGGGTAGGGCGCTCGGGCGGGCCGGGTTCACCAGATCCCGGGGACCGCACGCCGCGGGTTCTGGCGAAGGCCGTCCCTAACCTCCGCCGCCGGGGCCGGGCTCCGCGGCAGCCGCCGCGAGCATGTTCGTACTGGTGTCGAGCATCCCCAGCAATTCCTGGATCTTGGCAGGGTCCTGCGTCGCGATCGCCTCTTCGAGGAGCTGCCGAAGTCCGCGCAGCAATACGACCACCGACGCCTGCACGTCGGCCGTTTCACGCACTTCCACTTCCAGTTCTGCGAGAGTCGCCATGTTCTCCACTCCTTGTCCTAGCAAGCGGTCGAGCTTGCGGTTGATGATTCGGAACCACTCTTCGTTGCGGTCAGGGCGTCGATGCATCGCCCCTCCTTTCACCGAGGCTCCGAATTATTCCGACTTGTCACCGGCTCGCAGGATCGCTCCGCGAATACCGACAGCGCCGACGATGCCTCCGATTGCTTGAATCAAACCGGAAATCATCGGCGGAATGACGACGCCAGCAGCTTCAACGATCTGCGGGACGAACAGTAGGACAGCGCCCCAAAAGGTGCGAGACTTGAACCACATTCTTTACTCTCCTTTGTTTTGCGGCCTTGGCCGCTAGTTTTTCGAGTACCGGAGATTGCGAACCTGGAACGTGCCGGGCCGATCAGCCTGGCCTGGCGAATGGTCCACGTTCCCCCATCCGAGCGAGTCCCCGAGCTTGGTCGAGATCCCCGCCGGCACGGTCGTTGAAGCCGTGCGCGTCTGGCCGCCAATCGTCATGGTCAAATCGCAGCGCCCGTTCGATGGGTCGTACCTGCAATCGACCTTGACCGGCGTCCACTTGTCCGCCACGAACACGTTGGGCATTTTGGTCGAGGACGAGAACCACGTCTCGATGTGCTGCCCGCCCTTCTGGTGGTAGACGAGCACTCGGAACCCATCGCGGAACCCGTTGCCGGTAGTCCCGGTGTTCGGGTCCGTTCCCACCGCGAAGCACCCAAAGTCGAAGCGGATGTGATCCTGGCTCGTCCCGCCACCAGAGCACGCGATCGGCCCCTCGCCGATCTTGAACAGGTGTTGCCCGCCAATCGCCACCGGGTTCAACCAGCCCTGATTGAACTTCATATCACAGGTCATCACGACGCGGTTGCTTCCAATCGTGGGTGGAGCTACGGCCCTGTTGACGCATCCCGAGAAGCGATTGCGCGCGGCCTCGGCGTTGCACTTCATGCCCATAACGTCCGACTCGGGCTCGGTGAAGTTTCGAGATTCGTCGGTGCACCACTCGTTCCAAATGCCAAGGCCGGCTTGGGACTGGTTCCCACCGCAATCGACGAACCCGGGCGGCGGCGGCTCCGGTTCCGGCTCCGGGTCGGGAGGCGGGGGATCTATGACCGGCTCCGTGAACGTGTCCTCGAAGCACTGACTGATCGCGTCGAGTTGCTCCTGCGTAAAATCCTGGGACGCCTCAAGGCATTGCTGGAATTCGCTCATCGTGCCGAGCGTTACGTCCTTGAAGTCGGCGCGGGCGACCAGCGGCACCAAGAGCATGAACACTCCCAACAAGAACCATGCACGCTTCATCGTCCTGTCCTCCTTTTTGCGTCTCGAATGTCAGACACGTCGTTGGCGATCGAGTTGACTTTCGCGTCAATCGACCCGCGCCATAGCGCGCTCTCCAGGTTGTAGGCGCGGATCTCCCGCATGTCAGACTCGCGAATCTGCTGGATGTTTCTGAGTTCACTGAAGATGAACCCGAACACCATGAACACGAGCGCCTGGACGATCGAGAGCAACACGCCCATCCAGCCAGGGGTTGCGGCCTTGTCCCCGTTCACTCATGGGCCTCCTGCTTGAGTTGTTCCACCTCGGATGCCAGCGAGTCGAGGTTCGCGCTGATCGCGGTACGCTCTTGCTTGCCTATCCACATCTGGGCGCGCAGCGAGTCCACTGAAAGCCTGATCCCGCTAATCGTCTGGATAGCTGGATAGCCCGCCGCCGTATACCGCTCCATGTCGTGCTTGTGGATCCAGAGCAGCGCCACGGTAACGATGCTTGAGGCCGCCGCAATAGTTGCCGCCGCCTTTATGTAGCCGTTCATGGCCAGGAATCCACTCCCTTCGCGAGAGCCTTCCCTGCGAGTGACGCTCCCCCGCCGAGCAACCACTTGAGCTCGTCGGCGTTGGTAAGGAACGCAACCTCCACGAGCGCCGCCCATGGCTTCGTTTGCCGGCACCACGCGAGCCCGCCCTGATGCTGCGAACTGGCATCCACCTTCACCCCGCGCGGCGCACGCCCAATCTTCACGAGCGATGCGTGCAGCTCCGCCGCGAATCGCCGTGCCTCGAGCGAGAAGAAGTACACTTCGCACCCCGCGGCGGCCGGCGGCCCCGAGTTCAAATGCACCTCCACCGCCACGTCCCCGGGGCGGGACCAGCGGTTGACGTAGGCAATCCTCGTCTTGAGGTCCCCGCGCGGGACCACGTGCGGCTCAACAAGCACCATCGCGTGCGCCATCTCGCGCGCGATCTCCTCGGCTATCGCGTGCTCCTCCCCCGGTCCCGGTGGATCTGCGCCGGGGTCGTACTGTCCCCCCGCCTTGGGTCCATGCCCGGCCGAGACGAAGCACCTCATGGTGCAATCCGCTGCGCGTGCGCCCGCGCGTAAGCCGCTTCCTCGAGCCCGGCAAGCTGGGAGGTGAAGGCGATCCACTTCCCCGAGCCCTTCCATGCCGTCAGCGCCCAATCGACGCTCCACGCAATGTCCGCGAGCGGGGCGAGTACCGCGTGATTCGATTCATGCCACCGCGTCAGTTCGCCGGCCAGGTCGTACCAGTGCGGCCATTCCAAGTGCATCGGCCCCGGGGCGAGGCGGTCTCCGTTCACGAGCACCGGCTGCGGCGATACCACCGTGCGGAGCATGTCGACGAAGTACGTGATATTCGCCTTGTAACGAAACCACTTCGTCTGCGGGAAGTCGGAATACCTGGCCGCTAAGTCGCCCGACGGCGTGCGCGCCGCCATCATCCAGTCCCGCGGCTCCATCCAGAACTGATCGAGAAAGACGCCGTTGCCGTCGGCGAGCTCGGCCACTTTCTTCGCGAGCCCGCGCACCCGGTGGGGCGAGAACATCCCCCAATCCCACAGCTTCCGCCCGCCTACCTCCCATGCACTCGGGAGGTAGGCGAAGCGGCCGCCGACTTGGAGAGGCACCACCGTCGAGTTGACGTAGTCGAACCAGGGATCGGACCATCCTTGCGCCGGCATCGAGAGCACGTTGAAGTAGCGGAGGCACCGCTTTCCCGCCGTGGCAAGCGACCGCACCTCGTTCTCGTAGTCACCGAAGTGACCGTAAACAAAGCCGTCGTAGGTCTCGGGCGGGGGCGGAGCCTCCATGTGCACCTTCTCGAAGTGGCGAAGGATGAGGTCCATGATTCGCTACTCGAAGTCGTGCCCGGGGGCGACGTTGTGTTTCGAGGCGTTGGTCGCGATGTCCTCGATCGTGTCAGCACCGTAAGCACGCGCTGCCGTGCTGCACACCCTGCACCGGGTTTCGGTGGCAACGGATGCCCCGTCGTGCGGGCAGTCCATCGTGGTATCGGTAGGACCCGGCGCCTGCCAGCTATTGCAGAGAGAACAGACCTTGGCCATGTTTTCATCTCCGTGTTTACAAGGGAGCGTCTGCCCCTTGAATGGGTTGATGGTTTCCCCTCCACCGCTAGGCGAGGGCGTAGTAAATGATTGATGGGTCGGTGCCGGAGGCGAGATCGGCATAGATGCCGGTCTGGCACTCGATCGGCCCGGGTATGTCTTTGTCAAAAGTTACCCCCGTCCACTCGTCGATGATCGTGCCGCTGCCCGCGGTGTTGTCGTAGATCGTGACCGCGTTAGTTCCGCTGATCTTCTTGTGCCCCAAGTACCAGCACGGTCCACGCGCGATGAGCGTGTCCGCCGTGATGCGTTTCGGCTGCACCGCCGCTGGCCAGTTCTCGAAGGAGCGCACCACCGATACCTCGGAGAGGAACAGCAGATTATCGTTCGTTGCAGAATCGTTCGTGTTCTCGATCCAGACGTAGCAAAGCGAGCCGAAGCCCACGGGGTCCTGCTGGTCGATCTGACTCCACTCCCATACAAACTGCTTGTTGGCCAGGAACTGGACCCGCGACTTCGTCATGCGGATCTGTAAGTTCATCCACGTGAGCGCGTCAATTCGTGGGCTCGTGATGTTTCGCTCGTACTGGCCTCCACCACCCACAATGGCAAGGTTTTTCCAATCGGTATCTTGTAAGTACCAATGGTAAGCATTGGATCCGCTGATCTCGATGCCAATGTAGAGGTTGTTGCCGGCAATCGGCGCCGTGGCGCGCTTAGCAACGCACGAGAAAAGGATTTCGGAGCCCGAATAGAGCGCGAACTTGGGCAGCGACTTGATGCGCGCCGTGCCGGCGCCCGCTCCCGTCGAGAGCAAGCACTGGCCGTCACCCACGACGACCGATGCCGTACCGGTAGCCGCTTTATCCCATCGCGCAATTTCATCGAGCGTGGAACCATGAAACGAATCACCGAACAGGATCTGCTGCGGCGCAGACGGCGAGGCGCCGCTCGACGTTACTCGCGCCGGCTCAGCGGTTGCCGGGTCACGCGCAAAATCTCCTAAACTTGGCACTTCCTCCATCCAGCCCGGTTGCCACTAGGCTGTTCATGCAATCTCCGAAAGTCGGATGCTGGTAACGCTGTTTCCCATCTCGTCGTATTGGACGTCGAGATCAGGGCCGAGCGTGCCGAAGACGGGGTAGCCGTAGGACGAGATCGAGGAGACCCACTGCCAGGGCGGGACGATCACCGTCGGCAGGTCCAGGCGCTTCTTCAGGTGCTGGTTCTGGACGCCATCGAATCGCGGCTGCTCGCGGTTCGCCCAATAGCGCTCGAAGTTCTCGCGTTGGTCCTCGGACTTCCATACGGTCGGGATCACCCACGAGCGCAAGGACGGGTAGCGCGTCTCGATCTGCACGGCTCCAAAGGCGCGCCCGCTCCGTACGGTGGAGTTCTGGATCTGCTTCCGCGTCGGGGCGAGGAGCATCCAGCCGTCGGTAGACATGTCCACCGGGAACGAGAAATACCGGCCCAGGAGGATGTTGCCGATCGAGAGCGATCCGAGACTTGAAGCACCAGCCGCCGAGAATCGCACCGTCATAAGCGAGGCGTTGACCGAGTTGAAGCGGAAGAACAGATTGGCCCCGTACTTGGCGATGTCTATTTCGTTCGTGCCAAAGGCTGACCCGATCGCCGTACCAGGGCTCCCGCTTCCCTGCCCGTAATTAGCGGAGCCCGATCCGTGGAATAGCTCAACAATTACCTCGCGCTCGGTGTCGATCGCGCCGGTGCTTCCTGGCTTGCTCATGTTCGAATGCACGTTGACGATCCCCATACAGTCGACCGTGAGCGTGCGCGGGAACTGAAAACGGATGATCTTCGTGGAGGCGCCCCCGCGCGGGTCCGCGGCCGTCGCGAACCTGCCCGGGCGGGATGGAATCAGGTTCATCGTGTTTTCAAGCTCGTAGCCCTGCCCGAAGTTCGGCGACGAGACCGCGGCGTCTACCGACGAATCGAGCGGGTGTAGGTAGTTCTGATAGATGACCTGGAGTTCGTCCTGCCATGCGCCCATTAAACGAAGGCCCTCCCGTTCCAGATCGCCTGCACGAGCACCGCGGAGCCATCCCCGCCAGCCGATGGTTTGAAGGCGACGCGCTCGACCAGGAAGGTGCGGTTGTTCCAGCTCGAAGCCGAGCTAGCCTCGGTCAGGAGCAAGTGCGCCATTGGGAAGCGCGCGCCCTCGAGGAATGCGTCTGAGTCGTTGTTGAGCTGGAACACGTCGCCCGGGAGCAAGTCGGCAACCTGCATCTTGCACGTGAGAAAGAGGCGGAGCCGCCGGCAGCAACGCCATTCCAAGATAGAGTTCCGAAGCGCGATTGCTTCCTGCGCGCGATAAATAAACGGCGAGGCGAGTTCGGTCTCCTTGGTGTTATAGGCGCCGTGGGACTGGACGGCCATGCGGTAGAAGAGCCCGTTCGGAGGTGTTCCCGTGGGATCGGCGGCGCCCGATGAATTGCCGGCCAGCGACACGTTGACGGGCCAACCGTGGTCCTGAACGTCGTGCGCAAACCAGAGATTTCGCGTGAGCGTTCCAGTCGAGGACGACTGCCCATACTGGATTTTGATATTGTTGACTACATGGCGCAGCGGGGTGAAGCGCTGCACCATGTCCACCACGTCATTACGAAGCGAGAGCGGGCGGCGATAGGTCACGGAGCCACCTGCGCGCGGGAAGATGCATCCGATCGTGCCTCGCGGCTCGACGTCCGAAGGGAATCGAGTCGGGATGCGGAACGTATGCAGGCCCGGAATTGACTGCTCGATCGCGCGGACCAGGGTCTTAACCGTCGTCTTCTGACCGATGGAGAGCGCGATCCTGAACTTCTCCGCAGCACCCGCGCCCTCGCTCACGAGCGCATCGAGCGACGCTATCGCCTTGTCGAAGTCGCGCGCATCCCCGCCCGAGATCGGAGTCTGATAGGCGAGCTCGGCGAGCGCGATTGGCTTGGGTGCCGCTCCCAGGTTGTCTAGACTCCCGCCGCCATACGTCCAGATGAGATGCCGAATCACCTCTGCCGGGTTGCAGATGATGTTCGGAATCGCGGCGGGAACACCCGTCCAAGGAATGGAGCCGGGGAAGCCGTTTGCGGAGTCCGCCACCTGGCCCATGCCGATATAGAAGCCCGCCTTGTTAGGGTTCTGAACTTGCGAAAGCATGCGATCAACACCCTGGTTCACACGAAGCGGGCCACGGCCTCCCCAGGGTCTAATGCGGTTCTCAGAAAAGAAGCGCGTCGGGTTGTAGTCGACGAGCCAGCCGATCTGGATAATTTCGATAACGTTGCCGGTGCCGAGATGAGTCCAGGCCACCGTGTAACGCATTCCGCGGCCGAGTGGCGGCGTGGGCGTTCCGGAGCGCTGGACAAACTCCCACCGCTCGGCATGCACGGCCGACCCAAGAATCGCCGCTGTGGGATCAAACAACGTCGTGATGATTCGACCGGCCGGAGAGTTCGCTGCCGTTACGGCAATGGTCCCGCTTGTCTCCTGACCATTTGATGCACGATCGACATCGAGCCGCCAGTTGATCGTGGCGCTACCCGAGACGCGCCGCCAGACAACAAAAGGACGGATGAGGCCAATCGCACCCAGGTTCGGCTCAACGCCCATTTCCCAGGTGAGCTTGCGCACAGTGAGCCCGCCGAGCACTACGTCATCGCGGAGCCAGCTCATCGCGTCGCCGTCGATCGTCTTTGCCGCTTCCTTCTGATGCTCGGCGGAGAAGTTTGGGAGCGTCGTCACCCCACTAATGGGGAGCGGAGTCACGCCGTCGGCCATCTTGACTGGGAAGATCACGGTCGCCGCGCGGAAGTTCTCGCGCAACCTCACGCGCCCGATCCGCTTGAGATCGTGGAAGCCGGTCGAGGCAAACTCGGTCGAGGAGGTAATGAGCTCCTGGTCAACATGGCTCCCGAAGGCACTCTGCTCGTGCGTCACGAGCCCGACGCGCCCCTGCCCGCCAAGGCACATCGCCTGCCATACACCGTTCGCCGTATGCGGGCGCACGTTGAATCCGGGATCGTTGGTCGCCCCGAACGAGTGCCACGAGTGTTTGGTCGTGGTGGAGACGCCGTCCGGCTCGTGCTTCACTTCGTAGAGCTCGGCGCCGTTCATGCACGCGGGGAAGAATGGCCGATTCTTGTGCAACGGGCCGAAAGTGGCGGCGACATCTTCCATGCCGATGACTGACCACAGGCCGAAGACTCCGTAGGCGAGCGGGAGCGGAAGGCCCTGCGTTTCCTTCGGCGGGAGCTTGAAGTTCTTTTCGGTGATCGCGTAGGGCGGGCACGGCCGGTCCCAGCGCAGGTCTTCCGAGAATCGCATCACGACTTCGCGCCCGTCCTCGATCACGTCGAAGTCGTAGAAGATTCCGCGGAACAGATAGTGCCGCATCGACTCGACCTCGAAAGCCCCAGCGGGCGCCGGCACGGTCAGGAATAGATTCGCGAATGGCGTGAAGTTGTAGGCAAACGTTGCGTCGCAGTCGATCAGGTAGTCCGATAGCCGCGCGTTCTTAACGCCCGTCGTGGGTGAGCCTGGCGGATTGGATGCGGCCGGGAACGGTGTCCAGATCGGCAGCTTGACGTTGAGCGCCCGCACCGTGAGGCTAGATACCTCGTCGCTTGGATTACCGCGCTCGAAGCCGCAGGCCGTCTCCGAGAACTCCAAGATGCAGGGCACCGCCGGTAGCATGTTGATCCCGCCCTGCACGATCAAATCGGAAGGCGCCTGCGTCTCCTGGTGCGAGGTGAGGTACAGATCATTGAACATGCGGATACGGAGCACCGTCCGCGTGTCGATGATGCCCTTGTCGTAGAGGAGCGACTGCGTGGTGGAGAACATCAGTCCCCCAACCCCACGAACTCGGCGAGGTACTTGCGCGCGTCCCGACCCTTCTCGGACGAGAACAGGTCCACCACGCCCTTGGCATCGAGCGCCGTAATGGCGAGGTCGATCTTGTTGCCCTGGCGCTGGGTGAACTGGTCCCGGCGCCGGATCTCCTCCGCGGCCTGAGTGCGCTGCGCTTGGCTCGTCGGGGCGGGCTCGGTCCTGGCTGCGGCGCTGATCTGCCGGATGAGATCGGCCGCCTTGAGTGGCTGCTCCTCCCGGGCAAGGGAGGCGATCGCAGCAGCGCGCCGCGATGGCTCCTCCGGGGTGGGACGGCCAATGGCAGCCGCACGCCGTAGCGGCTCCTCTGGGGCGCGTCCCGGGGCGACGGTTGCGAACTCACGCTCGCGCTCCGGGGCGGGGATGGTGGCGGCCCCGCGGAGGGTTGCCACCGAGGGCGCTAGTTCTGGCTCGCGCCCCGGGCGGAGAGGCGGCAAGGACCCCGGCACTTCGGCCGATTGCCTGAAGGCGCCGGAGAGCTCGTGGGCGCGGACGAGCAGCGGGCCGCCTTCCTGCACCTGGCGACCGAACTCCTGGCGCCTTCGTGCTTGGCGCTCATCCTCGCGCCTATCGCCGCCGATAAGGCCAAAGAGCGAGCCGATAGTGCTGATGATCGGGAGCACTGACGAAACCGTCTTGATGATCGGAGCGATGGTGCCGAAGAAGCCGCCAGCCGCCTGGGCGGCCGTTTGCGGCCCCTGCAACGGCACGCCCGCGAGGCGCCCGATCGGTGCCGCCTCATCACGGAGGAACCCGGCGGCGCGGAATGGTGCCGCCACGGCTCGGACCACCGGGGCCGCGAGAGCCTCGACACCTCTCCCGATCGGACGAGCGACCCGCTCAACCGCACTTGCGACCGGCTCGGCGATCGCTCGGAATGGTGCCGCGATTGCGCGCACGGCCGGGGCAAAGGCACGGGTAACGGGCTCCACCACCGGGCGGAGCGCTCGGACCACCGGGGCGGCCACGGCCTGCGCTACCTGGCCCACGGGGCGGAGAGCGGCCCGGATCGGCACCGTGAGCGCCTCGACGAAGCCACGAGAGGGGGCGCCCGCCGCTGGCCCAGCCGTAGCCGTAGCAGTCGGGAGAGCCACGCGGGCGGGCGCACGCTGGGCAGTCTCAAGAAACTCTCGGCCGGAGAGCACGCGGAGACGCCCCGCGGACTCTTGGGCGCGGACCTGCGCCCCGAGTTCGGTGATCGGTGCCGGGCGCGGCGCGCCGAGGCGCTGGATCGTGCGCGGGACCTCCGACAATTCCCTGGACACCGGGCGGAGCTGGCTGGCGATCTCGCGCGCTGCCACCTCCGGCCTAGCCGGCGGGGTAGCGAGCTCCCGTACCGATGCGGCCCGGGGCGAGGCGGGAGGTGTCGCCGGTCCCGGCGGTTCCCGGAGAAGCCGCGGCCTCTCCACCGACTCCGGCGGTTCGCGGAGAAGCCTGGGGCGCTCCACCTGGGCTGGCGCCGCCGGGGGCTTGGGCAGCTCCCGCACCTGGGGTGCCTGGGCCGCCGGGCGCAGTCGCTCGAGCGTGGGCGGGACCGGCTCGGCCGGGCGTGCAACGGGCCGCGCCACCGGGCGCTCCACGACTGGCGGCGCCTCGCGCGGGGCGGGAGGCTCGCGGAGGAGTGCCAGGCGAATCCGCTCCGGCTCCACCGTGACGCGCCGGGCCGGCGGTAGCTGGACCTCCGGCGCCTCTAGCTGCACCTTCTGGGGCTTAAGGCGGAGATCCGGCAGCTCCGGCAGGGCCGGCCGCTCCGGCAACGCCTGCTCCTCAAGCGGCGCGCGGAGCCGTTCGACTACCGGCTCAAGCTCGCGGCCAAGCTGCTCAGATCGTGCCGTCGCAGCCTGCTCCGCTCTCTCTGCCGGGCCGAACGACTCACGCACGCGCCCCGTCTCACGCTCGCGGCCCGCGGCCGCGGCTCGGAGTTCTTGCAAGGGGCCAACTGCTGGGCCAGCGGGGCGCTGGACAACCGCGGGTGTACCGGTGCGTGCCTCGGGTTGGGCCGCGGGTCGTAGCGCCTCCGCCAGCTTTCTCGTCTCGGCCTCGGGGCGGGGCACCGCCGCGGCGCCCTCCGCCTCCGTTCGAATCTCCTCCCCCAGAGCGCGCACAGAGCGCGTGGTGAGAGCTACCGGGGCTTGCGCGGTAGGCGTCGGCGGTAGTGGTGCCACCCGCTCCGCCAATCGCTGCGCCTGGGGTGCCTGGTCGAACTCAGCGGCGCTCGGCTCAACCGCCGCGGCAAGCTGGGCGATCGACTGCCGGGAGATGTCGAGCGGCTGGTCAATCCCCCGGAGTTCTTCCGCGGTCGGCTGATCCTCCCGGAATCCGGCGCCGGCCACATTCTGCCCCGCTTCGACGAGCGGCAGGACCGAGTCCCCAACCTCTCGCCCGATCGCCCGAGCGAGGTCCACGGTCTCCACGATCTCCCCGGTGACGTCGCCACCACCCGCGCCAGGCCGCGCCCGGGAGAGGTCTTGCACGAGCTTGAGCAAGGACGTAACGAGCGAGCCCAGACCAACGATCAGGTCGTCAATTCGGCTCTTGGTCGCACCGGCAATCGTCCCAAGATCCGAGATCACGTCTCGGAGCTTCGTCAGCGCCCCGGCCTGCTCCTCGACCTCTTGGGGGCGCAGGGCAGCGGCCGACTTCCGCCTGGCTTCCTCCCGCTCGCGATCGGTCTGGATCTCGCCAATCTGCGTGCTCGTAACCTCGCCCTGGCGGTCGCGGGTGAGGTGCGTGTCAGTCGGGAGGTTCTGCGGCGGTAGCTGCCGGTCGATCGGTGCGCGCGGGACCTCGGGCGGGAGTGGTGGTGTCGTGGTCTCCGGGCCGTGTAGGCGGAGCTTGGCTATCCGGTCTACCCGAAGCCGCTCCTCCTCGGCCTGAAGCTGAATAATCCGCTCCGCGATCGCGGCCTCACGCGGGCTCTTGGCGCTCTTGGCCTTCTCGATCCCGAGCTGCTTTTCCTTCTCGGCGAGGATCTCAGCCTCGACCTTGCTCCGGAACTTATCGACCTGGTTGTCAAGGCCAAGGGACGCGGCCGTTGCCGCCTGCCTACGCTCGTCCGGCGGCAGTCCCTGGGCAAACTTCTGCGTCCGCCGCTGCGTCTCCTGACGCACGTCAGCCTGCGCCTCCGGCGGGAGCGCCTCGATCCGCTGCCGACGCTGGCGTTGCGCGTCCGCCTGGCGGTTCTCCCGGAACTCGCTATCGAGGTCGCCGAAGAGGTCCCGTACCCCGAGCCCTTGCTTCTGGATCCGCTCGAGGACCGCGACCAGGTCCTCGGCGTCCTCCATCCCCTCGATCTTGACGGCCAGCGATTGCGGTAGACTCGCGAGCAGGCTCTTGAGCTTCTCGACCTGCTCCTCGCCGATCACCTCAACCTGAGTCTCGATCTTCTGACCGGCCGCGGTTTCAAGCTGCTGCCGTGGCGCACTCGCGTTCCGCGCCTCGTTCAGTTGCTTCAAGAAGTTGGCCGTCTTGACGGTCAGCCCCTCGATACCCTCAGCGAGCGCCGCGAATGCCGGCGCCGCATGCAGCACCATCGCCGTAATCGCGAGCTGAGTCCGCCCGATCGAATCCCCGAACCGATCCGCTGCCGCCGCGTCCTCATCCGAAACTACGCCGAGCTTCGCGAGCTCCGCGATCGTGGCCTCGATCTCCTTCCGCCCACCGCGGAGGAGCGAGAATAGATTCGCGTTGCGGACGTGGAGCAGGTCAACGGCGATGCTGGTCCGCTGGGCGGTGTCATCGACCTGCGAGAGCCCATCCGAGATGCGGAGGAGCACCTCGTCGATCGACACGCCGCGGAGCGCCTCGACGTCGATCTTGAGTTCGCGGAAGCGCTGCGCAGCCTGGCCTCCGGGGTCGCGGAGCGCATCGCCCACCGACTGCGATACTCCACGCATCGCCTGCTGAATATCGGTCGCATCGGCCCCGAACTGCTTCGCCGTCTGGTTCCACAGGATCAGCTTTGAGGTCGAGAGATCGAACGCGCGCGCCATCTCGAAGGCGCGATCGGCTTCACCGAATGCCGCGAAGAGCTGGCGGATAGAGACGAAGCCGGCAGCCGCCGTGACGAGCCCGGTAATCGCGCTACCAAGGGCAGTAACCGCGGGCACGGCCTGGCCGATACCGCGCGCCTGCGCCCCCGCCTTCGCGATCTCCTGCTCTAGCTTCGTCGCGGCACGCGCGGACTTCTCCGCCTCACGCTCGAAGCTCGACGCCCCGCGAGCGGCCGTGTTCAGCGACTGCGCGAGCTGCTCAACACCGCGCCCGGCGGCACTCGACTCGCGCCCCAGGTTCGCCGCGGCGCGCCCCGTCGCACTGATTAACTGGTCCGCTCGCCCGGTGCGTAGCGCTTCGTCCATGCGCGCAATCGACGCGCGCATCCGATCGAAGGACGCCTCGCCCTCGGACGAGTTGACCCTTACTTCGATGTCGAGCAGTTCCGCCACTATCGCTCCATGATGTCGTTCAAGAGCAACTCGACCACGAGCGCGCGCGTCGAGTAGCTACCCTCGGGCGCCGTGATCATCCGCGCGTGGAGATCACCCAACACTTCCTCCCGGGCGATCTGCGCGAGCTCAAGCTCGGCAAGGGCCTCGCCTGCCTCCATGTCAAGAATCTCAGTGAGCCGCCGCCCCGTCGCTCGTGAGAGCGAGAGCAGGCGCCTCGCTGTTGCCGGGCGTATCCTCCCGGCGCGCACGAAAGGAGAGCGACCGTGTCTCGTAGACGAAGAAGGTCACTTCGTGCGCAATGTCCATGCACCGGTGCGGGCCGATGTCCCGGAAGTCGATCGGGGGCGGGAGCACCCGCGACCCGTCATCCCGAATGAACACGTGCAGATCGTCGCCCTCCTTGAGTGCTACGAGCGCGTCGACGAGCAATTCATCCTGCACGTACTTGGAGATGCGCCGGGACTTCTCCGCCGTGAACTTCTTCACGTGCGGTCCCTTGTCGATCTTCTGCCCCTCGCGCTCCATCTGCGCGCGAATGATCTTCTCCTCGTTCGAGATCTTGGCTTCTGCCTCGTCCGCTTCGTAGCGGTCGAAGAGCAGGTCTTCGTAGAGCACCCAGACGGCGAAATCCGGGCGGCGTATTACCGCCCGGAGATCGCCTCCCAGGTCCACTTCCTTGGTCCGAAACATGGTGATTCCTCCAGGTTCAGTGACTAACCGCCTGCACCCGTGACGTGATCTCCGTACTTGGGGCCATCCGCCGAGGAAGGTGGTAATTCAATCAGGCTCTTGATGGTCACCTTCAGCGGGTACGCTGCCGGCCAGTTGCCATTCGGCCCAGCGCCATGCGCTGTAAAGTTGTACCGACGCCGCTGCGGCCCGGTCCCCGTCGTGCCACGCTCGGGCTGCGTGATATACGCCGAAGACACTTGAATGACCATGTCTTCCTGGATCTGCGCCGGGTTCTCGAAGGACCACGCCATCGCTATCTCAGCGCTCGGATCGGACGCGGCCAGGCCGAATGCAGCCTCGATCTGGTCAGTCGACGCGTCTTGCTCGACCACCCACGAGCCCGTTACCTCACGCACCTGGCCGCGCGCCGGGTTCGACTGCCGGTTGATGTTCGAGATCACGCCGAGTTGCTCGGGGAAGTTGTTGAGTTCGAGAGTCCATTCCTCAAGCCGAGGGAAGACTTCCGTCCCGGGCGTGGTGCCTAACCGCGATTGGAAGCTGAAGTTGTTGCCGCTCGCGCCGACGACGTGCGAAGCCTGGACAAGCGATTCATGCGGCGCAAAGCCGGTGCCGGTATCGGGCGGAAGGGCCGCAGGCGACGTCGCTGTCGTGTTGTACCGAGCTTCCTGCGCAACGATGTCCATCTCGCAGATGATGAACGGCTGTCCGACGCTCTGCGTGAGCCGCATCCTCCCGATCTTGGCGCCAATCAGTTCTGTTTGCTTGAAGGTAGTCCCCGCATCATTAATTGGCCGCTGATGCAGGAAGGAGAGCGAGTTGTATCGGCCAGGCAGAGACGGGGTGCCAGGGCCGCCATCTGCCGCATGCGTGTACTGTGGGGGCGATCCAGACGGCCCTGTCGTGCCCATTTGCCCGAGCGCGTGCCCGAGCATGACCGCATGGACGCCCGAGTAACGGAGCGCAAAGCGGAGCGTCCCTGTAACGCCCTGCGGCCCAGGCGTGAAGTCCGGGTTGTCGAAGATCACGCCGCCCTTGTTTTCCTGGTAGCGGATTGGCGTCTTGGTCGGACGCGGCTGGAACTCCTCTTGGTAGAGCTTGAGCCCAGCGACCGCCGAAAACACCGCGAAGGTGCCGGGCACGGCCTCCTTGCGGAAATACAGCCGCGAATACTGTCCTGAAGGCGAACCCACTGCATGTCACTTTCCCGGTTGCCACGCAGTTTTCCCCTTTATCCTGTAGAAACTTCGCTCGGCCCCATCTCGTTAAGGGTGAGGCTCACCTCGAAGTAGAGCAGCCCCTTGTGGCGCGCCCACTCCATTCCTAGTTCTGCTTCACCGGCGTTGAACTTGTACGCCACGACCGCCTGCCCGTCGTCCTGTAGCCCGCCGTAGGCGCCATCCGCCGAGTACGCCGCGTTGATCGCGCGCCGGAGATCGTGGAACACGAACGCCGAGTCGGTGTCGTGCGTCTCCTCCGGTCCGAGCACGTTCTCATCGTAGGCAGCGCACGTAATGGAGAGCGTCGTGGTCAAGCTCCCGCGCGGGGCGCCGCCGATGATTTGATCGACGCACTCGATCCGCGTCTGCGCCACGCCGAGATATGGGAGTAGCCCCTTCTCCTTCGCGTCCTCCCAGGTCCGCAAGCCGCGCTCGATGTGTGCAAAGTCCGTGAAGTAGCCGTTGGCCGTCGAGATTTTCGAGAAGGCGCGCAGCAGCCACAGGTGGGCGCGCTCGATCTGCTTCCCAAGATCCACTTCCCAAAGCGCGGTCCCGATCGCGAGCGCCAAGTCGCCATTCATCTGCACGTAGAGCACGGCGCCTGCGAGTGAGGGCGCCTGCGGTCCAGCCGTCAGCACGAGCTTCAGCCGCCCGCCCGTCGCAGCCACCGAGCCCGCGCCCGAGTTGCTGGCGTTGTTGGCGACGGCGTCCGCCTGCATGGCGTACACCTTCACCGAGAGCGGGGCGGCAGCGTTCGCGCGCTCGAGGCGCACGTACCACTTCCGCGTGCGCTCGTGCAGGTACTGTGCAATCAGCGGCGTATAGAGCGTGACGCCTGAGAGCTTCGCCCATTTCGCCATCCTAGTAGTGCCCGCCCTGGATCATCGCCGCATCCACGTAAGCTGACTCGCGGTTGATGACGGCGGAAACGGTGCTGTCGTTCGTGAATGAGATCCAACCGCCGTTCGCCTTCCAGAGTGCGAAGGCTTCCGGGAACCCGGTCGCCCCGTTGGCCGCGCCGAAGGCAACGAGGCTAAGCACGTTCCGCGAGTCCGAGAGCCAGTTCACCTGGGCGGCCGCCCAGCGCGGGCCGTCACCGCCGGCCGTGACGTGATCCGCGTAGCTATTCCATGCGTTTTCTACAAGCCACGGCTTCGGGACGGTGGTCGAATTGACCGTCTTGCGATCTCCGTTTGCCAGCACGATAGCCGCTGGATTAAGCACCGCCATCCGGGCCTGTAACTCGAAGATGAAGTTTTGGATCGCTGTCGTATGATCTGTCCATGTCGAGCTCGGCGTGCCGTAGTTCGTGGACCCACTGGCAAAGCTGAGCGGGTTGAGTCCCGGCTGACTCTCCTTCGTGTCCCCGTGCCCGGATGCGTTATTCGTCGCATACATCCACGACTCATGCGCAAGCCACGCCTGATCGAGGAAGATCCCAGCGCATGGAATCGTGGTCCCGCCTGGGGCGCCCGCGAGATCCACCATCTTTTGCGCCAGCGACTGCATGAGCGAGCCGGTGACGTCCTTCCATGGGATTAGCTCGCGGCGCTCGGCGCCCGAGAGATAGAACGCGAAGAGTCCGACGTCACCCGAAACCCGCAAGCGCTTGAAACTCGTCGAGCCGTTGAACTGCACATTGTCCCGCACCCAGTTAAAGTATGTCGCCTCGTCGGGCGGTGACGCGCCCCCGAAGTTCGTCAACGAGAACTGGTAGTCAATCGAGGAGTAATAGCGGAAGTATTTCTTGCCAGACGCGACCATTTTCGCAACCTCGGCGATATAAGGCGCGCGGTCGTACTGGATGTTGACGATAAAGCCATCGAATGGCGGCAGCGACCGCCAGGAAAAAACCTCTTTCTCCGACTCGAAGTGCCGCAGGATGAAGTGGGTTCTGCTACGCGAGCGCGCCATCTATGCTCTCCCCTGCGCTACGGCGTGAGTCATGGCTCGCACGCGTTCCCTGAACCGCGGCAGTTGATTCGCGCGCGTAACACCCCAGACCGGACGAGCCGGAATCCTCACCGACTCCTTCAGCACAAAGAGCGGGGTCAGGCGGCCGACGCGGCCACCAGCACGCACCCCGAAGAGGAGGTTCCCCGCGCGCGAGCGGAAGAAGAACCCGCCCGCGAAGTCGCGCGGTCCTTTACTGACTCCACCCGCTGCACCGCTCCGCGCGGCGCCGAGCGGGATCGCGAGATAGCGCCCGCGCGTGGGGCGGATCGTGGCGCCAAACTCATGCACGCCGGCATAGACCGGATTGGTGCGCCCACTACCGGGAATGAACACGCGCCCCGAGAGCCACGGTCCGACCGCCTTGATCTCCCGGCGAACGGACGAGCGCAACCGCCCAGAGCGCACGCCTAGTGTTGCCGGCCCCGTACCCGACGCATAGCGCGTGAGGATCTCGCGCTCGATGTCGTTCACCGACTCGCGCACCGTCTCGAGCTTCAGCCGGCGGAGCATCTCTGCGCGCTTCGCGAAGTCGGGCTTTTGGCGGATCGTGATCGACATCACCAGACCCCATAGCGCGAGGTTACGGTCAGCGCCCGCGCGGCCATCCGCGTGATCGGCCGGCGGCGATGCTTCTCGATCAGGCGCCGCCAGTCGCGCTCGTGGGTCTTGTCGATCGGATCCATGAACGTCGTGTACCCCTGCCCCATGAACGACTCCGACACCTTGGCCTTCTTCCGCGTGTCGTTCCCTAGCAGCAGGATGTAGGCGTGCTCAAGGACCCCGCTCCACACGTCGGGCAGCGCATCCTTGACCTCCTGCTGGTTTGCGTAGCCCGCGCCGTACTCGATCGTCACGTTTGGCACGCGCTGCCACCGCGGATACGGGAAGACGCGGCCGCCGGTCAGCGCGAGCCAGGGCAGGCCATCGGTTCCATCCGCGACCCTAATCACGGCTGGGTCGCCTACGTCGACTGCCGCATCACTCTCGATCACGACCGAGATCAGGTCGATGACCGGATAGAACCGGAGTTGGAGATAGGTTTTCCCATTCCCCACTCGGCGCTCGGTGTAATCGGCTTCGAGCAGCTTTTGACCGATACCCGCCTCGAACTCGCCCTCGGTCTGCGAGATGGCAAGATCGAGTTCGGCGTCCCGAGAGTTGTCGGAAGCGTCGAGCACGAGCTTGGCCTTGAGTTCGTCGCGCGTAATGATCGAGCCCATGGTTTATCGGTGGTGATCCGGCCTCGCAGAGCGGTTCTCGACGGTCGGCCCCTTGCCGGGCTCCGGCTTCTTGAACTTGCGGCGCTCCTCGGGCGGCAGCGGCCAGGTCTTCATCTTGATCGCCGCGCGTTCCTCGTTCGTGATTTGCGGACCCCAATCGGGGACCAGCTCATCGTCGCCCGGCACCGACTCCACGAGGTAGCGCTTGAACTTCCTGAGAAGTTGCGCGGCAGCCCCCGGCCCGACGACGATGACCTCGCCGGGATTGAGCATGAGTCCGGGCACCTTCTTCTTCACTGTCAGATGCGGCATTGCTGAACCTGTCCTTTCTTCAAGCAATGGAAGGAGGCGCATGAAGCATGGTCGCCGTTACAGATGCGAAGGGAACGGTCATAGACCGCCATCCCGGGGGTGTGGCATACCGGAAAAGAACCCCCCTTCGCTCCTGCTCCAACGACCATGCATTCATGCGCCTCGCTTTCCGCCGCTAACTAGGCCACTGCGATGTTGATGATCACGCTCTCGGTCTTCTCGCTCTCGGCCCGCATCTTTTGCAGGTCCGCCGAGTACCAGGCGTAGACGTAGTCCTGATTGACGATCGCCTGGCGATCCGTCTCAGTCGTGATCCCGCGCCAGTTCCCGAGCCAGTAGCTCGGCCGGTGGAATCCGATAAGCACGGTTGTGTTGTTGGTCGAGGTCGTCTGGTAGCCAGACGCCGAGACGTTCGAGGGCACGTACTCGGATACGACCACCGGCGAGCCGAGGATCGCGCCCACCTGCCCGGTGACAACGGTCGCCCGTTCGCCGATCTTCTCGACGGTCGCGAACTCCCCTACGTCAAGCAGATCAAGGTACGAAGCCGGCGAGCAGCACCAGAGCCAATCGCTCGGCTCGATTGCGTACCGACCGCACCGCTGCTTCGCGAGCACCAGATCATCGAACCCGGTTGACCCACCGCCCGTCACCAGCGTGATGCCCGAAGCCGAAGCATTCCTCCGCACACCGTTCCACAGGATCTTGTTATCGACCCGGCCGGTTGCCGATGCCGCCGCGTAGGAGGTTTCGGAGTCGATGCCGGGCGAGGTCTTGTCGCCGTTGAAGAACGTGTCTTCTGCGGCGCGCCGGATCCCGTCCATTGCTTCCCCGATGGTCCACTCGATCATCGGGATGATTGATTCCTCGATGAACTCGCGAGTCGAGATGATCACCGACCGGAAGCGGGCCACGTCGAACGTGACACGGCCGAACGGCGCGCTCGAATCGTCGTACATCTGCGCCCCGGTAGGATCGGGGTAGGTCGTCGGAGCCACCACGACTTCGCGGAACCCATGCGCCTTGCCAGCAGCCAGGGTGATCGGGCAGCGCCAGAGCGCGGCAGGAAGCTGGAAGCTGCGGATGTTCGGGAGCACCGCGCCGCGGATCTCCAGGTAGCGCATGAGGTCGGCGCCGAGCACGTCGGGCACCCAGAGCGCTTCCGCCGTTGCCTGCGTGTCGAAAGCACGCTGATAGAACTCGTCCGGGAAGAAATCCATTTGGAGTTGGCGGTATTCGTGCCACCACTTCCGGACTTGGATATTCTTCGACGCAGCAGCGACGTAGTTGGTTTTGCCGGCGAGCCGCGCGCCCAAGCTGATAATCGCAAGGCGCGAGGAAAGGTACTGGAAGCGCTCGACGTCCTTCTGATCCGAATGCGACGTCAGGAAGTCACGATAGATCGCCCACGAATCCTCTTGAGTCGTGGAGGTCTTCGCCATCGAGCGGTAGAATGAGAACTCACGACGCGGCACCAGGTCCACGCGGTAACGCGGGTCCTCGTGCGACGCCTTGACGAGTTCCTCAACCTTCCGCTTCAGATCCTCATCGAGGTTCGTCTTCAGTTGGCCGAGTCGCTCGTCGACTTCCGCTCGTGTATATCGCTCAGTGAGATCGGCGCCGATCTTCTTCTTCTCCGCGTCCCATTGTTCCGAAATGTCGCGCTGGATCTTTACCAGGCGCTCCTCGATCGGGGTTTCCACGCATTGGCCTGTCTCCGGTTGCCAGCTTGTGTCCCCTTGACTTCATCGGACTGCCACCGCTCCTTGGTCGAGCTTCGCCAGCATCCATTCCCCTGGTGCTATCCAGTGAATCGAAGCGCCCGGCGAAAGGCGGCGGAACTCTTCCAAAGCCTTCCGCATACGCGAGAAGTCCTGGCCCCGAGATCCGGGGTTGTCCTCCGTAGGTGTCGCGTTTCCGTACTCTTTGCTGCCCGCGTAGATATTCGCGAGCGAGAGCGAGAAACCGACCAAGGTGAGTGACGCGCATCCGAGCCAGCCGGCGAGCACCACGGCGAGCGTCCCCGCCTGCGCGCCGAACGCCCCGCGGCGCTCCGGGTCGAAGCTCGGATCGTCCAGGTGGAACCACTGTCCGCGCTCCTCGGCCGGCACGCTTTCGAGCACCTTCGGGCGGCACTCGTTCGCGCGGAATACGCACGCAGCGTCACGGTAGGCGTGCGCCTCGACCAGCTCGCGGATCATGTTCGAATCGAAGGCAACGATGTACGACGGGAAGCGGTCGGCGTCCCGGTAGTAGGCGTTACAGGCGATCGTCGGCCCAAACCACGCACTCACTGGAAAGTGCTTGCGCCAAGGCGAGTTCCCAATCACGAGCGCATGCTCGCCGTGCTCGCGATTGCGAAGCGCTTCCATCCCGCGCGCATAGTCCGAGGCGAGTAGCTTGCGCACTTATCCCTGCTTCTCGAATGGCTTGAAGTTGTCGAGGGCTTGGAGCACCTCGCGCTTGGTGCACGCCTTGTTGACGAGATCCGCTACCGTTCCTACCCGCGCCTCGAACGCCTTCGCGGCGTCGAGCACCAGGCCCTTGCGGATGTCTCCCACGGCGCTCTGGATCTCGATGCTTGCGCGCCGCATGACCTCGGCGACCGCGTTGTCGGCGGCGAGCGTCCACTTGTCCCCGGCGGCCGTTACCATGCGCTGCACGATCGCTTCCTCGTCGAAGGACGCCGCGCGCTCGGTAACGACCGCGTTGATGTTCGCGGGGATCGAGACGAGCGACACCTCCATGAGCTGCATCTCGTCGAAGAAGATCGTGTCTTCCTCGAATCGCGGCTCCTTGGTCGCGCGGAATCCCACCGAGTAGGTGCCAAGGAACTTGGCCTTGGTCTTCCGGTAGAGCTTCGTTGCAAGCTCGTCGTCGGGGTCGAACTCGGTAGCGCCAAACAGCCCACGCTTCCGCGGCTCCGCCGACAAGGCGCGCCCGATCGGGAACATGGGGTCATGCATCCAAAGGAACATCGGATTGCGTTCGAGGTAGACGGGCAGACCCGCCTCCCAGCCCTTCGACTTGATGACGAAGTTGTCGATGTCGGGATCGGACGTGGAGAAGTAGCCCGACACGACGAGGCGCGCGTCATCCTTGTCCTCGGGTGCACGCTCGGTGATCTCCGAGTTGCACGCGCGGAACACGTTCTCGCCGAGATAGGCCAGGCGCCCGCGCGGCGTGCGCATGCCGGCCTGCCAGTCGCGGTAAATGCTAGTCACCATCTCGCCCCTGATCCCTTTCTGCGCCCGCCACCGCTGACGCCACCCGTGCGCTGCCCGCGCGCGGGGTATTTCAGGTTGGGCCTGGGAATCTTTCGGCCCTTCGCCGGAGCGCCTTGCACGAGCCCGCTCCCGAACGAAGGCAAAACGAAGCTGCTGAGCCCGCCCGCGTAAATCTCGAGGATCTCCTCATCTGCGAGCGCGCGATTGAAAACAAACGCCTCGTCCATGTATCCCTGCATCGGGAGCGTCGGGAGGGTTGTTTGCGCGCCGACAAGGAAGTCTGTTGCGTTGCCAGCGTTCGCCGCCTGCCCCGAACCGCCAGCCTGCTTCACGCCGTCGATGATGTACTCGGCCTGGTCGTCATCCTCGCCCCGCCATCGCACCACGATGTGCTTCCACGTCTGGATTGCGACGCTCGGCGACACGAGAATCAGCGTGTTGTTGAACAGAAGCCCATACAGCCCAGGCGCCGGGTTGCCCCATTGGAGCTCGATCGCCGTGCCCTTCTTGTAGACGCACGTGGCCGTAGTCGTGTCCTGGTAGAGCCACGCTCCGATCGTCCACTCGATCGCAGCGCCCGAGTTCTTCCAAGGGAATCCAGCCGGCAGATCAGCGTCCGCGCACTTAAGGCAACTCGGGGTCGTCGAGAACTTGCCGGCCGATGCAGTGCCCTCTTTGAATAGCGCCGTCTGCTGTGGGACGGTGCCGTTCTCTGCAAGATGCGTGAGCCCCGGGCTAATGTCGTAGCGCGTCGATCCCGCGGCCTCGTCCATCGGCCATGAACCGAGGAGCCCCATGATCGGGGTGAAGAAGGCGGTCGGTCCCACCATCGACATTTTCCGCATCTCGGAGTCCGAGAGCGCGCGCGAGAACACAAAGGCGTCGTTGATGTAGCCGTTGAGGAAGTTCGTACCGCTACTGTCCTGGGCGCCAAGCACGAACGGGTTTGCGTTGTGGACGAGCGACGTCACGGCCGTAACTGCCGTCTGCTTGACGCCTGCGATCCAGAGCGAGAACTCTAAGCCGTCCCAGCGAATCGCGGCGCAATGCCACTGCCCCGTTGCCTGCGTGGTGTTCGCCGCGATCGCAGCGGAAGCCCCGATTTGCGCCGATATCTTGTTGCCGGTATTTGCGTAGTAGAGGAGAAAGCTGCCGTCTTTGCAGATGATGTAGTCGGAACCCGAGCCGGCTGCTGCTGGGTGCACGAAACAGCCCGCGGTGAAGGCGCCCGTGCTACCGCCGTTCTTGCCGGGGAAGGTAGGCGTCAGGGCCGAATCGGCACCCACCAGGCCATCGGTAGCAAAGAGCCCCGCGGACCCGATCGCGAGGCGCTTGATGGTGGTCGACTGCGCGACGGCGTTCGGCAGCGGGCTCAGGTGTAGCTGATTGAACCCTGAGTCATCGCGCGTGCCCGAACTCTCGTCGCACTTCCACCAGCCCTCAAGGTTCGCCTTGGGCGGTGAGATGATGAGCGTCACGCCGCCACCCGCATCGCCTGCGCAACGGGCAGCGTCAAGCACCGGCAATTTATGCTTTCGCTCGGCCCGCCCGCGGGATCACCTGGGTACGTGCAGCCATTCGAGAAAGGCTCGCCCACGCGCACCGTCTCGCCATCCTCGTCCATGCCGGCATGGCTCTCGCGCACGAAACCATCGTGCGAAGACGACCATTGATGCTCCTCGACGCCCGTTTGCGCGTATCCCTCCATCCGCGCGAAGCCGGCAGCCGAGTGTGCCTCCGTGCGCGCGATTCGCTCCGAGCGCACGTAAGGTCCGCCCCGCGCCGGGGTCTCGGCCGACTCCGCTACCGCCTGGCGAATCCGCTTCGCCATGTCGGCAATGCTCTCGCCCTGGTTCAGCCCCGCCTCAAGCTCCTCCTTCACGTCGTCGAGCAACCGCGCCGTCGAGCGCCCGATCTGCTCCTCGTCGTGGATGATCGTCTCGATCACTCGCGGGGTGCCGACGTCGAATGCGAACTCGCTCCCAATCTCGTCGAGCGCTTCTCCGCCGAACTCGGCAATGAGCCGGCGGAAGATTGCCGCGTGTCCCGCCTGCACCGCGGCGATGTACTCGGCGGACTCAGGGAGATACGTCTCGATCGGATTCGGAAGAGGGATAGGCCCAAGCGGGGGTTTTTCGTCGTCGGCGGCGCGACTTGTTTGGGTTGGAGGTCGCTGACGCACGCGAGTAATTACCTCTCGCTCGAGCCTGAAAAGCACTTCTTGCCAGTAGTCGGCCATGCGAACTTCGGCGCGGCGGAGCTTCGCATCGAAACGGCGAACGATCGCCGCCCTGCGCTCGTCGCTCGCGCGAGTCTCCAACTCCTCGCCGGCCGACTTGTTCCCGGCCGGAGCGGGCGGAGCACCACCGCCGGGGGGCCGAGCGGCCTCCGCCCGCTCCTTCTCGCGAGCATCCATCTCGGCCTTGGTCCGCGCCGGCACGAGCCCTTGCGCGAGCAGGAATTCATCTGCGCCCTCGTAGGGCTTGAGCCCATCCGCCTCGCGCAACTCGGCACGGTTCCGCAGTCCCGTGCGCACCATGATCTCTTCGCGCGCGGCCTTGGCGTTTCGGTCCTCCTGCAATGCCTCGACGCCCGAGAACACGAACGCGAACCGCAGGCGCTCCTGGGGCGCAAACTGCCGGAGCATGAATCGCGAGTACGTCTCTTCGAGGCGCCGGGCAATCGGCATGACCTTCAGCCGCCAATAGCCCTTGTACTGCATCTCGACTTGCGCGTAGTTCGCCTGCTTGAAGTCGCCGACGATTGCTGGCGGTACGCCCATCGCCCCGAGTACTTCCTCGCGCGAGAGCCGCAGCAGCCCCTCGAATCCCATGTCCTTGTGGTTCGCTTCGAGCTGCTCGAACGTGATCCCCTTGTCCATCACCGGAACGCCGTGCGCGTTCTGCGAGCCCTGCCAGTTCTCCTCGACGTCCGCAATCACGCGCTCGAACTCGACGTCCGTGAGCGCCTGGTCGGTCGTGAGGAACCCTGAAGGTGCGGCCCCGCGCTCGAAGAACCGCACATTCCAAAGCATCGAGGCGATCATGGCCTGGGCGGGTATCGAGACCGGTTGAAGCGGCGACATCCTGCCGCCGATCGGCTCGCGCAGGTTCAAATACGTCGACGGGATCACCGCCTCGGGCGGGAGTCTCAGTACCTTCTCGTTGGCTCGGTACTCCCAGCCCTCAAGCTCTGCGCTCGGTGAAATGATCGGCTGTACGCGGTCGGGGCGGAGCGGCCAGATGGCTGGTACCCGGGAGTCAAAGAGCAGGTAGGCGGCGCCGAGGGTTTCGAGATAGCTGACCTGGATCTCGACGATGTCCGAGAACGTCATCAGCGGGTTCGGGTTGTCGAGGAGCTCCACCACCGGCCCCGACTCGACCGGGTGCTCTTGCTTGCCCTTCCCGCTGAAGACCTTGCGCGGGAGCCCAGAGATGTCGAGGGCCACGCGGCGCACGGCGGCGTAGATCCAGCCGAGCCGCTCGTAGAGTGCGAAGGACTCTTCGGCGGGCTGGAAATTCGAGAACGAGAGGAAGCCCTGCGAGGAGGGGCCGATCGGCAGGCGAGCAGCGCGGCGGACAAGCGTCGGAGTCGACGCGATGCGCGCTACCTCGCGAGTCTCAGTAACCAGCGGAAGCTGTTCTTGGCCTGCCACTCTCCCCTAGGCCCGGTTTGCCACTTGGCCTAGAACGACCTATCTCAAGAAGGGTGGAAAGTTGTCAATAGTAGGCAAATGCCTACTAGTTTTGAGGCTAACGCTAGTCGCTACAATGCGTTGGCTCGCTAATAGAAAGTATTCCGATCGGATTATTTTCCGAACAGCGAGCGGCGGCGCGTGTTTGTGGCGAGCGCTAAGCCCTGGATACGCGGAGACGGGATCGGGATGTTGGCGCGGCGGATGCGCGGGGCGCCGGGAGACTGGCTCACCACGATTGCCGCTTGCGCCATTTCGTCGACGATATCGTCATGCGGGCATCCCGGCCCGAATTCGAGCAGCTCCGCTTCCGCCACCCCGAGCCACGGCGCCGACTCCGGCAGGAAGAACGCCTCCGCCTCCATCCGGGAGGCAAGAGTCTGCGCCCGCGACGTCTTGTCCCGGTCCGCCTTGAACCCGACGATGGGCAGCCCCATCCGCACGAGCCGCTGCACAAGGCTCGCCTGGTACTGCGTGTTCTCGACCCAGCCCCTGGCGCCGCGCCAGCGCTCGAGCAAGTCCTGAATCACCCGCTCCTGGTCCGGCCCCGGGATTCGGTCCCGGATCAGGTCGAGCTTGAGGAGCTCGTTTCGGGCCGACACGAAGTAGGCCCCGAAGGCGCAGTAATCGGCTGTCTCCTTCTCGGAGATCGCGAGATCGGCCGTGGTGAACGTGTAGCCCTGGTCCTTCGGGATCAGGCGCTCGCCGGCCGACGTCTTGGCGATGAAGTGGTCCCCGGCATCCCGGTAGTACCGGAACATGGAGCGGCGGAATAGCTGCCCCTCCTCGGGGAGTGGGCGCTGCTGGTAGAGCGCGGCCCAGGTGCGCGTGCGGGCGGTGGCCTTGACCTTCAGCAACTCCTCGACGGGATAGCGCTCAGGCCACAGCGCGGCCCCAGGAGTCCGTCCCAGCGGGTCCCCTTCCTCCGCTATGGCCGGCAGCCGAATCACGCGCCACACGCCCGGCTGCTCGCGCTGGAGGCGCCCCGAGAGATCATCCAGTGTCCATCTCGACATGACGAGCACGACCGAGGCCCCCGGCTCGAGGCGGGTCATGGCTGTCGAGTCGAACCACTCCCAGTTGCGTTCCTGGATCACCCGGGAGTCGGCCTCCTCCTGGTTCTTGGTCAAGTCGTCGAGGATCAGGAGATCGGCACCGCGCCCGGTGAAGGCGCCCCCTACGCCAGCCGTATTCATCCCGCCGCCGGTGATGAGGTCCCAGCGGTCCGCGGCGCTCGAATCGCTCGATACCTGAATCCCGAGCTGCCCGGAGAACTCCTCGATCGTGTTCCGTACCCGGCGCCCCCAGCCGGCCGCGAACTCGCCCTCGTAGGAGCCAAAGAGCGTGCGCCAGGCCGGGAAGAACGAGAGCGCCCAGACGGGGAACCAGTGGGAGATGAGCGTCGACTTGCCGTGGCGCACCGGCACCTCGACGATGAGGCGGAGTGGTTCCACCGCCGCGCGCGCGAGCTCGGCGGAGATCAAGTCGATATGCGGCACGCGCTGGAAGCGCCCGCGGGTGAGGTGGTGCGCGAGCGAGGCGGGCTCGAGCTTCCAATGGTGCTCCGCCCAGGTCGTAGCCCACTTCGGGACTGCGGTCATGCTAGCTGCTGCGCGGTTTCCGGCATGAATGCTCGCTGTACTTCGTCACCGTCTGCCCATTGCGCGTTGCCGTGATTCTTTTGGTCATCGACTTGCACAATGGACAGCGCAGCCAATCCGTACGCCGCAGCACCGGGTTTGAATTGCTCCTCATGCTACCTGCTCATGCCAGCCCAAAACCTGGCCATCTCCTTGAACTGGCGCCAGAACTCCTGCTCGCTGCCGCAAGCATAGGATCGCGCCATCTTCCCAATGTTGCGCATGACGAAAACGGCGAACCGCTCATCGCGCCTGCGCATGGTTCTGCTCATATCGTCCTCTCCAGCTCGTAGCGCCCATCGCGGAGCACGTAGAAGTCGGCGCCCATGCTCGGGTCGGGCTCGCTCCCGATCAGCAGCGAGCCTTCTAGGTTGTGGCTCCGCCAGTACCACGCGATGTACTCGTCCCAGGCGCAGCGCTTATGGAACGGCACGCCGTAGCGCTCGGGCGGTTCTTCTCCCCACTCGACCACTCGGCCGTCCATGCAGCCACCGACGAACAGCGTCGTCACGCGAGATGCCCCGCGGCAAAGAGCGCGAGCCCGATCGCCACGAGCGGGACCGACGTCACACCGAACGCTGCCACCGCGAAACAGATCACCGATGCGAGGATCAATCCCTTGGACAAGTTCATGGTCATCTCCATGCGTTGGCAACCCACCCGTGCGGGTCGGCTGCGACCACCTGCGCTTGCTTTGGCCGGCCGTGAAAGCACACCACCTTCGCCCCCGGCGGCGGGCCGGCTATCGCGCTCCCGCGGTAGGAGACGCACCACTCGGGCGGGAACGTGCGCCAGTTGCCAATCGCCGTGATGTAGTCCTGGTCGCCGTTGTACGCCGTCGCCCAGTTCTTGGGGTCGTCCGTCTTCGGCCGCCCGCTCCACACGAGACGATTGCCCTGGATCTCGCAGCGGTTCTCGTACGTGGTCCAGATGTCCTCGTGCTCGCCGGCGTCGAACGCCATCACCGACGAGTTATAGGCGTTGTAGTTCCAGTCCTGAATAATCCCCCTGTGCTCCACCAGTTCGTCAAGGCTGCTGGTCACCACCACGTCGAGGTCGAGGTACAGCACGCGGCCGGTGAACAGCCTCGGCTTGAACAGGTGAAGCTTCTGCCACCAGCCGGGGAGCGTGGGATCGGGGGCGATCACTCGCCAGTGCGTGTCTGGCACCCAACCGTCAAGATATTCAATCGCAGAGCCCATAACCGCAACCTGATCGGTGATAACCGCGAACGTGTATGGCTGCGAAAGATTGCTGCGCACCATGGATGCCAATCGATGGATATACTCCGGTCCATACTTCTCCCCCACGCGCACCGCTACCACCGTCAGCACGGCACCACCTCCCGGGCGCGCTCGTTAGCGGGGAGGATGGTCATCGGTAGATCGCCAGTTGGTCGTTGTCGAGCTTCTCCCAGACCTTCCGCCCGCCATCACGAGTATCATGCACAAAGGCCGCAATCGCCCTAGCCGCCAGGATCCCCTTCTCCACGTTCTCCGCCACGTAGTCATCGCAGAGGATGATCCCGCCATCCTGCACGTGCTCCCACGCCCACTCCAGCGCCAGCTTCGTGGGCTCGTAGTGGTCAAGGTCGATGTAGACGAAGGCAAAGCGACGATCGCCCACTTGTGCGAGGCACCAAGGCACGAAGCCCGCGCATACCTCCCAGCCGTCGCCCTTCTTTCTGACGCGGCCGTGCATCTCCTGCATCTTGCCGACGAACCTGGACACGCCGCCGACGCTGAACCGGCCCTTCGGGTACTGGTCGCCATCGTTCGGCCCGGGCTCGGCCATGCCAACAAACGAGTCAAAGGCCCATGCCGTACGCCCGCAGTCGCGAGCGAGCGAGATCAGGCGCGAGAAGTTGTCGCCCTCCCAGACTCCGACCTCGGCGAAGTCGCCAGACGCTCGCACCACCGCGCGCGCGACGTAGTGCTCAAGCCGCGCCGGGTCCAGCCTACCGTTGCCCATTACTTCTCCTTCCTGATCACGGTGCCGATCCCCGAGAGGAGCATCGCGTCGCGCATGGAGAAGCCCTTCGCGCGCCACGCTTGCAACACGTCGAGCTTCCGGCGCCGCTCTCCGCTGATCGGCTTCTTCGGCCCGTCGCCGAGGTTACGGCGCAGCTTGCGGAGGGCGCTCATGGCTTCCACCTCCCACCCAGCCACGAGCCGACCATGATCCCAATCGCAATGCCAACTATTGCCGCGATCATCACGCGCGCAACCGCCCAGGGATCGTAGTAGGTCATTTCGCCACCGCATATATCACGTCGCGGTTGACGCGATCGACTTCGCGGTAGCCGAAGCGAGCGAGATACTTGGCGATCTGCCCGTCTGGCACTTCGTACTGAGCGCCGAGCCCTTTCTCCTCCACCATGAATACCGGACGACAACCATCCACGAGGGCGCCACGATAACCCTCGATTGCGTAGTACTCGAATCCTTCGAGGTCCAACTGGATCAACCCGGGCGCAGTATCGCCGACGATCGCGTCGAGATCCGTCAACGGCAGAACGCCCGGCGCGTATTCGTGCTCCTCGTCTTCCTCGTCTCGAACGCCGACGTGTAGCGCCCCCGAGTTCTTCCGGTCCCCGACGATGCTGATCGTCCTTTGGTCTGAGCTTCCCAGCGCCGCCTGCATCTTGACGACGTTCAGCTTGTCTGCCAGGTTCACGCTCAAGCACGCGAAGTTCACCGGGTCGGGCTCGAAGGTGTACACCGTGGCGAAGCGCTCCGCCATCGCGCGCGGCCACGCCCCGAAGTTGCCGCCCGCCTGCACAGCGACGCCCCAATGCTTGACGTACTTGTACGCGACCTCGAGATCGCGCGGGCCGTCAAAGACGACCTTCACGCACTCGACGTCCTCGCGCGGTACGAGCCATGACCGCCCGCCGTGCTCATGCGTGCGGAAGTAGCGATCATCCGTCAGTCCCACGTGGGGCGCGCTCACGGCTTCGGTACCCGAACGCTTTTCACGGTAAACGACACCGTAAGCCTGCCATCATCACCATCGCGCTTGCCGACGCCAATCGTCCACCCGTCAATGCTCGCGGTGGCAGACCAGTTGGTCTTGCGCCCCGTCATTTGCGTGACGCGCAGCATCCTGCCGGTGCGCACCGGCGCCCCGACGTCACCTATCGGCTTGATTATCAATCGAGCAACTTCGACCTTCTTCACGGCGCAATCCTCCCCCAGAGCACGAGCAGTGCCGCGATGAACAGCCCGAAGGCCAGTACGCCGAGAAAGCCGCTCACGCGCGGGCTCATTGCGTTCCCCTTGATTTTGTGGACCTTCACTCCATTCAACACGATGAACTTCGGTCCTTCCTGCCACCATTTCTCTAGGTCGTCTTGTATGATTTCCAGCTCTTCGTCCGACGCCCGGTGTTCGCAGACCACGAGATACCTATCGCTCATCGGAACACCAGCCAGAGCCCGTACGCGAGTACCGCCAGCAGCCCGCCCAGCGCGCCGCCGAGCGCTACGGCGAGCAGCCGGGGGTCGTTCATTTCACCACCGTGAACGGCGCCCGGGGCGTAAACGAGCCCGCATCGAGCGTGGCGGCGCAACACGGGCACTGGACGTGCGCGACCACCTCAACCGCTTTCATGTTCGCGAAGAACTGACGCGCGTAGTAGGCGATGGTGAGTTTCGGAATGCTAGCGTAGTCACTACAGCTCGTCGGTGGCCCAAGCTCAAGCTTGAGTTCCCCTATCCCAAACGGCATTAGGTCCACGCCGTCTACCACAAGCTTCATGGGTTCGGTTGGCACCCCGACTTGCATCTCAACTTGCTTCATCATGGCTCGGCCCCCCAAAACTGCTCCCGCGACATCTTCGGCAGCGCCTCGGTGAACGGCGCCGGCTCCCACAGGTCATCCGGCGGATACCACGCCCGCGCGTAGTCCGAGGCGTTGATGATCGCCGCCTTCGCCCACGACTGCCCCCACGTCATCGGCCACACCCGCGCCGCCTTCGCCTCCTTGCTCCGGGAGATCGCGTGGAGGATCAGCGCGATGCGCGGGCGGTTGAGCCACCGGCGCAGGAACCGGGGGAGTGCTGCCCAGAAGTCCATCAGCGCCCCCCTTCCAGCCCGTCGTGGTCGCGCGTTTCGAGCGTGACCTGGTCCGACCCATAGTCGTGTACGGGTCCACCCCCGTCAGGCCAGTCCGGCGCGCTAGGTAGCGCTCGTTTTGCGAAGCCGTGGCCCTTGGGCTGCCCCTTCTTGGCCACCCGAAGCTGGCTCCCCCGCCAGAACTCCGCCGGCACCCGGCAGAACCATCCGCGCACCCGCCCGGTCCTGGCCTCCCGATGCTCCTCGACCTCGAGCCGGTCCCCGGCCAGGCGCTTCAACCGGGCGAGCACCCCGGCCTCGCTCGTCTCGACCGTGAAGTAGCCATCGTCCAAGTCGCCCAGGTTGGCGACGATCACCGTCTCCCGCTCGCCCCTAGTCATCACGCTCCTCCCTTAACCCGGATCCCCCGCGCTCGTCCAGGAGCACGAGAGATCCAGCCCTTTTTTTCCAGCGCCAGCAAGTGGCGCTCCGTTGCCCGCGTCCCGCCCCACCCGAACTGCTTCGAAATCTCGCGGAGCGTCGGCGAGCACCCGTTGCCGGTGCAGAAGCGCTCCACGAAGGCCAGCACGGCCGACTGCGTATTCGTCTTCGCCCTCACTCGCCACCCTCGCTCGGTAATCCTCCGTTCGTCCCTTTGCCGTTCGCCCGCTCGTCCACGACCTCGGCCTCGACCTCGAGCGCGCCGTCCGTGATCTGCTGTAAGCGCCGCGCCGCCTCGAACGCCTTCGGGTCGCGCACGACTTGCTGCACAAAGGCCAAGATCATCGGGCGGTCGCTCTGCACCACCACCGCCGGCTGCTCCACGTCGCCGCGCATGCGGCCGATCGTCTCGGCCAAGCGACCGATTGCAAGCGTTGACTGCACGAGCTGAGCGCGCGCCTTGTCGTCGTGGCCGTGCTCCTCGAGCCGTTGTGCAAGCCGCTCTACTCGCCCCATTGCCCGCCGTACCACGGCCAAGAGATCGCTTGCAGCATGTTCCTCCTCCCGAGCGAGCGCCTTGGATAGCGCGGGCGGGAGATGCGCCCCGCGATGGCGCCCAACGCTGTCCTTGCTCACCTCCGGCCACTGTCGCGCTATGGTGCGATAGGGTGAGAGCTGTGCTAGCGCCTGCTCGATCTCCTCCCGCTCCGGGTGGCGGCAGACGAGGCAGGTCCTACCCATTCGTCGCCATCTCCTCAAGCATCGTGGCGTCGTTCTCCAACGCCTTGGCCTTCTCCGGAAACGGTCCCACAGTCTCGAAGCCATCGCCCCGGGGGCGCTCGATCTGGACCGCTTCGGATACCGCCTTGCGCAAGAGCGCTAGCATCGACTTCCGGGGGGCCGATCGCCCGATCATTTTGCGGATCACGTAGGCCCTGAGCTTGGCGTACTCGGAGCTGCATTCCGGCTCCCACGGGCCGGGCTCGCAGTCGTACGCCGCCCCCGCTTCGAGTAGCTGGCCCTTGGTGAGCTGTGCCGTGGACCCGTTCCGCCGGCGGACGGTGCAGTCCTCGGTGGCGAGGAAGTAGCCCTTGCCGCAGGTGGAGCAGGTGCGGATGAGCACCACGGTCCAGGCGTTCTCGTG